CGGCAAGCCCGGTTCGGGCCAGCAGACGCCGGGCCACCACATCCGCCGGTTCCCGATAAAAACTCTCCGTCACCGTAGTGGTCGTCAGCGCTTTTTCCAGGCCTACGGCCCGCACAACCACCGCGTCCGCGCCGTCCGCATCCCGGCGCGGCTGGTCGATGCCTTCCACCGTGCCTTCCCATTCCTGCCACATCCCGGCTTCGCCACGGTAGCCCCAGCGTACGGCCACCGCCTGCCCCACGGCAAGCCGTGACCGCACTTCGCCCTCCGGGTCCGGAACATGCACCGTCGCCCGGTTCAATACCGCGCAGCGACGGAACACCAGCTCCAGAAACGGGCTGCGCAGAATCTCCACCGGTCCCACGTTGCAGCGTATGTTCAGCCCCTCGATCATTGCACGTCCACCCCGATGACCGTTTCCGGCTGTTCGGCGGCTTTCTCGGCCTTTTCCTTCGCCTTCTTCGCCAGTTCCGCCGGGGTGGGCGTCTTGGCCTGCGCCCGTTCCTGCCTGATGATGGGCGGGTTATGCTCCACAAAGGCCAGCGAGGCCCGGATTTCATCCGTCCGGCACGATTCCGAGGAATCCAGGCGCGAAAACACCACCCGCCGCACGCCGCGCGCCAGCAAATGGCTGTTCGCCACGGTAAAGATGGACGGGTTGGCCTTGCCGTCCGTTTTCTTGAAAAAGCCCTCCAGCACCGCCAGTTTGTCATAGCAGGTACCGCTCTCATCCGTGAGCAGGGTCAGCATCAGACTGATGTCCGCGTCTTCCCAACCCTGCGGCGTCTTTTTCTTGCCGCTGGCCTTGTCCACGCTCTGTTCGTCAAAGCGCACCTTCCCGCTGACCCGCAAATCTGACAGAAGGCCGGGCAGCTCTTCGCCGCCTATCCTCACAATGCCATCTTCAAAGCTCAGAAGTTTCACACTCATGCCAGGCTTCCTCCCATTTCCGTGGCCGCTGCCTGCAAGTCCTCGTAAAAGTCCTGCGCGTTCTTGACGTTGGGCAGGGTGATGTTGGCGATATGCAGCGTCCAGGATTGCGACCCTGCGGCCTGGTCCCCTGCGGCAAGTCCCTGCCGGCTCCGCGCTTCGGCCACGTCGGCGGACATCCCCGGAGCGTCGGGCACCATGGGCGCCTCGCCCGTGGCGGGAGCGGGAACGCCGTTGCCCCACAGCCCGTCCCACCAGGTGCCGATGCTTTCTTTCAGACTGCTCAGCTTGTTGGAAAGCGTCGCGTACAGGCCGGGAAAGCCAGCGTTCATGCCTTCGCCCAGCGTGGACATGAGACGCGCCCCGGACAGCGTCAGCGTGGACAGCGGGCCTTCCTTCGCATCGCTGAACGGCAAGAGGTCGCGCAACCTCCCCAGCGCGTCGGAAAACGTTTGCTTGAGACTTTCCACCTTGGACAAGATGCCTTCCTTGAAGGTATCCAAAAGCCGCGCTCCGGACTCGAAAAGGTCCAGGCCCGAAAGCCATTCCGTGGCCTGCGCCCAAGCGTCTCGTATCCAGTCTCCGATACGGAAATAGTCCGCAAAGGCCATGAGCGAATCGCAGAAGTTGATCCAGATATTCTCGGCCATGGCCGTGGCCGTGACCCAGTCTCCGGTAAAGAGGGCGCACACCAGGCGCACCAGGGATACCAGGGAATCGATGCCGCGCACCACGTTGGCGATCACCGTTGCCACCAGCTCCAGCCCGATGCTCAGCACGCCGCCCAGGATCTCACCCAGGCCCCGCGCCTCGGACGATGCACTTTTGACCTCGGTCCCGAATACCCAGCCTATCAATTCGCCCAGAGAGTCGAACAGGTCACGGACCTTGAGGATGGCCGGGATCAGCGCCACCACCGCACCGTCAAAGTTCACCCCCTCCCGGATGCCCGTGAAAAATTCCTTGATGCGGTAGGCCACGCGGGACACCGTGGTCACAATGCCTACCAGGCCTTCCGCCTTGATGTCTTCCGCCAGCTCGCCACGGATTTCACCCACGCCGTTCTTGAGCGAACCGAACACCGCCGTCACGCCCTGGATCACCAGCGAAATGTTCCGTCCCCAACGGGTAAGCGTGGTGGCGATGCCTCCGAAGTCCTTTTTCCAGGCCGCATACAAAAGACCCACGGCGGCGATCAGCGCCCACACCGGCCAGCCCAGCCCCAACAGGGCAGTTTTGATGGCAAGCAGTGTCTTGGCCACAAATGGCACGGCCTTGGACACCGCCCATAGCCCGGCGGAAAACGCCGTCACGGCCAGTACGGCGGCGGCCATACCTCCGGCGGCTGCTATCAGCCATTGCCCGAAGCGCGTTTCCGCCACCCAGCGCAGGGCGTCCGCCACCGCGCCAAGCGCGTTGGCTCCGGCGGTGACGACCGGCAAAAAGACGTTGCCGACGGCAATAGCCAGGTTGGTCAACTTGTTGGACAACAGTTGCAGGGCGTTTTGCGTTGTCTTGCTGCGCGTGTCGAACTCCGCCTGCATGGAACCGGCGTACTTGCTTTTGTCCGCCACCAGCTCGAACGCCTGCGAAAGATTGCCCATGTTCTTCAGCAACGGAGCTATGGCCCCCAGGGATTCCTGACCGAACATCTCGGTCAGGAGGGACATTTGCAGTTCCTTGGGCTTTTTCGCTATTGCCTCAAGGACTTTGAAAATCGTTCCTTGGGCATCGGTCTGCATATCTTTTGCCAGTTGCGTGGCGGACAGACCGACAGATGCAAAGGCTTTGGCCTGATCCTTGCTCATGGCCGTGCCCTTGACCAGCGTGGTGGTGAAGCTCTTGAGCGCTGTCGCCGCCACTTCCGGGCTGGCTCCGGCGGAAAGAAAGGCCGCGCCGAGGGCCGCCACCTTCGTTTCCGACAGGCCGCAGACCATAGCCACCGCGCCCACGCGCTGGATGACCTCACCCAGCGCCGGAGCCGTGGCGTTCATATTGTTGCTCAAATGGTTTACAGCGTCGGCCAAGGAGTAAACTTGCGGCAACGAAAGCGCCATACCGGCCCGCCAGTCGGACATCATCTTGCCCGCCTGGTCTCCGGTCAGGTCGAAGGCCACGCCCATTTTTGCAGCCTGTTCCGCGAACTCCGCCAGATCTTCCTTGGCCACTCCGGATTGTCCGGCAGCGGCAATGATGGCCGCAATGCCGTCCGCCGCCATCGGGATGCGCCCGGCCATGTCCATGACCGTTGTGTTCATCTCCCGCAACTCGGCGGCGGTCTCGAAGTTCACGACCTTGGCCACGTCGGCCATGGCACTTTCAAACTGCATGGCCTTGCCGGCTGCCATGCCCAAAGCCCCGACCAGAAGCCCGGCGGCCAGTGCCGCCGGACCCATGGCCAGGGCCAGATTGCCCATGCGTTCCCCCAGTCCCGCAGTCGTCAGATCCACGCCCTTCATGGCCCGCTTGATACGATCCAGAGGGCTGGAAAGCAGGTCCACCAAAGACAGCGTGGCAAATACAGAAAAGACTTCCATGGTCAAACCTTGCGAGTACCCCAAAAATTGCGGGACAGGGCTTCAAAAAAGCGTCGTTCCATCCAGACTGCCAGGCCAACCTGCCGTGCCCATTCCTCCAGGTCTTCCGACGGCTGAAGGTGGAGCCAGTGCAGGATCAGGGCATCGCCCTGGCCGTAGCCGTCCGGCTCCGCTAGTTTCCCAGGTCGGCGGAAATGCCTACACCTTTCAAAATGGCCGTGGCAAAGGTGGACGACAGACCGGGATACTCTTCCATAGCTTCAGTGAGCGCCTGCTTGTCATCTGGGTGTACGCAGTCCAGGACAAGATTACGCGAAGCCTGCCCGGCATTTCTGGCAGCCTTGTCCTGCAGGCGCTGGATCTGCGTCTTGGTCGGTTTGGCAAAGCGGTACGAAAGCGTCACTTCCGGCGCGTCATCCGCGCTGTCTCCGGCCCACATGTCGGCAAAGGTGTGCGAGAACAGAACATACTTGCGGTTGGTCTCTTTGGTCTCAGGCATAAGAATCACTCCTTGTTTGAGGCGGACACTATTGTCCGGCGCTTATGAAAACATGCCATGAAAAAGAAGAGCGCGCCCGGAAAGGACGCGCTCCATGCGAGGTTTTTCAGTCCCGGCTACAGGCCGGTGACCGACCGGTCTTTTTTGGCCGGGACCCCATTCCAGAGGATGGGTTTCAGGATCGTGAACTCGCAGGTCATGGGGCTCACGTTGTCGTCCCCCTGGCTGCCGCCACCACCACTGAATTTGGTGATCTTGCAGTCTTTCAGGGTATCCGTCACCGTGGGCATGTCGTTGTTCGCATACGACACCACGATGGTGAACGGCGCATGGTCGTAAATGCCACCACCCGTGGCGGTCAGCTCGTTCTTGAGCTTCTCCCATTCCTCACGGTCCAGCACCATGCTGCCGCTGGCCTCGTAGTTGCCGCGTCCGTAGCCGCGCGGGATGCTGCCCCTGCCGTAACGGGCCGTGATCTCCTGCCCGTCCTCGTACTTGATTTCCGTGATGCCCACGACTTCGCCATTCGTCAGGTTCACGGTGATGCTTTCCCAGTCGTATTTATTGCCGTTGGCGGACA